CGAGGGTGCCGCGCTCGAGCGCGAGGTCGAGGAGAAGCTGGAGGCTCTGCGGGCGCTGGAAGGGTAGCGTGCCGGCGTACCGGCTCCAGAGGTTCGGGAGGAACCCCTTCGTCGTCGCGCCCACCAGCGCGGGCGTGCCGCCTTTCATCTCACCGATCATCCGCAGCGGCTCGATCGCCGTGCCCGTCCCCCACGCCGGCCGGTCCACGGCGCCTACGCCCCCGCCGCGCGTCACCGTCTGCGCGAGCTTCGCGTAGCCCTCGGGCCCGAGCTTGTTCCGTAACCACGCGATGGTGCTGGGATCGCGCACGGCCTCCTGGAGCACCTCCATCCTGAGCATGCTGTTCTTGTCGATGAGCCCCTTCGCCCGGAAGACCTCCGTGAGCCGCTTGCCGGCGGCGTAGGTGCGCTGGGCCTGCTGCCAGAGTTGCGCGGCCTGCGGGTCGAGCGTGGTGAGCCCCGTGAGGATCTCCTGGCTCAGCGTCTTGTAGAGTCGGCGCTGGTCGATGCCCTGAAACGTCCGATCGAGTGGATTCTTGCTGAACGCCTTGGCGCCGACCTCCGAGAGCTTGTCGTTGGCCTCTCGGATCGTCATCGGCGTCTGTTTGTCGAGCGTCGGCACGAGGAACTTGCCCGGCGGTTCTTGCCAGAGCGACGAGGTATATCGCTTGGGCATCCGCTTCGCCGCGACCATGCCCTCGATCGCCGTGATGGCCTCGTCCTTCGCCGTCCCGAGCTTCTCGAGCCCCCCGCCAGCCGCCAGCTCGCGGAGGTCGGCCGCAGTCCTGGCCCCCCGGAGCGGCGGCGCGATCTCCCCGACCGTCTCCCCGACCGACCGCACGTCCCGGACGTTGATCGCGCGCTTCATGCCGGGCAGGGAGCGCAGGAGCTTGTTGACCCCGGCCCCGATTCCCTCCCCCACCAAGGACGTCCCCGCCCCGACCGCCGCGCCTCTGAGCGCGCCCTCCTCGCCCACCGCGCCCCCCGCCGCGCCGCCCGCCGTGCCCCCCAGGATCCGCGCGAGCCACGGGGCGACGACCTTGCCAGCCGCGGGCGCAAGCTTCGCGGCGGCGCCGACGGCTGGGCCCGCCGTCGCCGTTCCGAGCATCACCCCGGCCTGGAGCGGCGTCTGCGGCACGACGGTCTCGGCGACGGCCTCGCTGAACGGCCCGAGGCTCACGGGCGAGAGGCCGGTGTCCGCGACGGTCTCGATCCCCTGAGCGAGCTTCTTGGTCAGCCACTGGGCGCCGGTCTCGTACCCCTGGCCGAGGCGGCGCAGGAAGGACGGCGTGTCCTCCGGGCCGCTCGGCGGCGCCGCGGGTGTTCCACGGTCAACTTCTGCACGCACCCGCGCGAGCACTTCGTCAGGCGTCGGGTCCGTGCCTGCGGGCGGCGTGACGCGGTACACCTTGCCGTCGGGGCCGGTGACGCGGTAGGCGGGCATCTACTTCTCGACCTTTTCGATCTGCCAGCCGGAGGAGGGCTTGGCGGTCCCGCTGCCCTTCATCGCCTCCGGGCGCGTCCCCGTCCGCGAGGCGACTTCGAGCACGAGGCCGCGCAGGCCCCGCATCTTTTCGGCGATGACTTGCTGCGTGTCCGGAATCGGCGCGAACACCGGCTGCAAGGNCCGCGCCCGGCCGATGTCCTTGTCCGTCAGCGTACCGACCTCACCGAGCGCACGCACGATCAGCGCGAGCGTGCCCTCGATCCGCGAGTGGAGCGCCGTCAGCTTCGGGTCGGCCTGCCCGTACACCTTCCACAGCTGGCGAGGAATCGTGGTGAAGCGCTCGAGCGGCCCGGACGGCGCCCAGACGTCCTCGAGGTCGCGCTCCATCTTGTCGACCATGCCGAGGATCGAGGACTGCGCGTCCATTTTCGTGCGCTGAGCGGCCGTCAGCGCCGCCTTTCCCTTCACCGCGCTGCGTGGCGTTCCGAACGGCACGCCGAGCGCCCCCGCCTCCTCCGGCGAGAGCGGCGCCTCGATGCGCGGCGTCGGCGCGCCCGGCACGCTGGCCCTCGGCGCCACCGGAACTCCGGCCTTCGGCGCCGGCACGACGAACGCCCCGGCCCCGAACGCGCCGACACCCGGCACGCTCACCTGCCGGGCCACGTCGAGGTACGCCTTCCGGTAGCCCGGCATGCCGGGCGTCCAGCCGGCTTCGGCCAGGGCGCCGGCGATGTCATCGCGCGTGAGGGCCGACTTGCTCTCCGTCGCCCCGATCCCGAGCGGCTTCGGCTCGCCGAGGATATTGCCGGCTTCGTCGGTGATGACCGCGAACGTGTCGCCCTTACCGGGACGCAACTCCACCTTGAGCTTCGGCCCGCCCTCGGCCAGCACCCGGCCCGTGCGCTTGCCGACGAGCTTGGCTCCTGGCCCGACGGAGACACCCTCCTCGGGCTTCATGAGGTCCCCGATCGCCGCCTCCGGCTTCACCGTGCCCGTGCGGACCATCCGCGCGAGGAACTGGAGCCTGGGGTCGGTCGATTCCTCGAGTGAGGTCACCCCGGGCGTCGGCTGGCCCGTGAATGCCGCGCCCTCCACGTCGCCGAAGGGAATCTCGCGCCGCGTCGTGCCGACGCGCTCGATCTCGGTGGCCACCACGCCCGCGCGCTCCCGATCCCGCTCGGCCTTCACGCGCTCGGTCCAGAGTGGGAACGTCGCGGCGGGGATCCGCCCCATGCCCGGCGTCCGATACTCCGGCGGGAGCTGCTCGGGCGTGACGAAGCGGGCAGCCTCCTCGCTCTCGAGCCGGCGCCGCAGGAGGTCCTGACTCTCGCGCTGGAGGCGTTCCTGGGCGAGCGCCCGCTCGAGCTGCTGATCCATCGAGCGGCGGCGCAGGATGACGTCGGCGGCGCGGAGGAAGGACTCGCCGGTCGGGTTGAAGGGATCAGCCATAGATCGGCGTCCCCCACGGCGTCATGCCGGTCTGGCGGCGGGGCTGGTAGGGGGAGCTGTAGATGTTGCCGCTCGAGGTCACGCCGTAGGTGCCTGAGCCGGTCGTGCCGGGTTGCATCGGCGGCGAGGGCGGCGGGGTGCCGTAGGGCGAACCCGCGCGCGCCCCGCCGCCGCCCGTGCCGCCCATCGCTCCGTAGGTCGCCCCGAACGCGCTGATCCCCGAGTTGATCCCGGCCTCCGCGGCGGTCGGCGCCGTCCGGCGGTCCCGCCAGTCCTGGTAGGCCGCCTGCGTCAGCGGGTTCCGCAGGAGCTGCTCGTCGATCCCGACCGTCGAGCCGATGTTCGCCTGCTGGAAGCGCGTGATGTCCTCGATGCCGCCGAGTGTGCGTTCCCGGCCCCCGAGGTCCACCTCGCGCAGCAAGTCCGAGAGGCTCCGCGCCTGCCCGAGCGCCATCGCGCGCCGCTCGTCGGCGCCGGCCCGCGCGTTCATCCGGAAGCGCAGGAGGGCCTCATTCGTGAGGTCCGCACCGCGGCCCTGCCCGGCCAGGCCGTAGCGCCCCAGCTCGTCGCCGACCCCGCGCATGTACTGCTGCTCCATGTAGCGGGTCAGCTCGTCGTCCTCGGGGCTCCGCGCGATGTCGAGGTACTGCCCGACGAACGGCGAGAACTTCTTGCCGTAGTCGGCCGCGTAGCCCCGGTCGGGACGCGCGAGCAGCTCGTCGAGGAACGGCTGGAGGTCCTTGTTGCGCCCGAGACCGAGGTCTTGCAGGCGGCTCCGCGTCGCCGAGAGGTTCTTCAACGCCTCGATCGAGTAGGGATCCTGCTTGAACCGGGCCCCGGCGCGCTCGGACGTGCCGTAGGCCGCCGCGCCGCCCGCAAGTGCCGCCGCCGCCAACCCGCCGATCACCGCCATGTCAGGACTCCTTGGCCATCAGGTGCCCGACCATCCGCCAGCCGAGATGCTCCCAGAAGGCGGTCCCCTCGGCCTCGCACTGGCCGGTCATTGGCACCCCGCGCGCCGCCGCCCACGCGGCCATCGCCGCGTCCAGGCGCCGGGCCACGCCCTGGCCGCGGAGCGCCGGGTCCACGTAGAGACAGACCCCGTGCACGGCCCGCGGGTAGGGGCCGAACGGCAGCTCGACGGAGGCCGCCGCGCGGAAGCCGCGCGGATGCCGCCCGACCAGCGCGACCCAGACGCGCTGGTCGGGGTGCCGCAGCGCCCCGAGCGCCCAGTCCCCGAAGCCGCGCCGCTCCACGTCCGAGATGTCCCGGCCCGTGCCGCGCACGAAGGCGGCGTAGAGGTCCACCACGGCGCCCAGATGTCCGAGGTCCGCGAGCGCGATCCGGACCGGCGGGGCCTTAGGCGGGGCCGGGGCCTGCGTCGTCATGCGGCGTCATCCTGGCCGCGGCGATCGATCCAGCCGTGGGTGATGACGAGCTGCGTGTCCGAAACCCCGGAGGCGCTCTGGCGCGTCCGAATCTGCGCCGACGTGTTGGTGCGGACGGCCTTGACAACGGATTGGTTGTCGTTCGCCTCTCCCGTGTACCAGTCGTGGACCGTCGCGGAAGGCGCCGTGTCGGCCTGCACGAGCGCCGTGGCGAGGCCCTGGATCCCGGCCGTCGTCGCGTTCCGAATGCCGAAGGTGATGAGGGCATCGAGGACGCGCCCTGTCGGTACCGAGAGCGTCACCGTCGCCGCGGCCGTGCCTGGGTTCGCCTGGGCGCGGTCGCCGGCCGGCACGTCGCGCAGGAAGCGGTCGCCGTCCTGGTCGAACAGCACGATCGCGCCGCCCGAGCGGATGATCGAGCCGATGAGCCGCTTCTCGGTGTAGTTCGTCGGCATCGTCGGCGCCGAGGCCGAGAGCGAGAAGAGCGCGTCCACCACGCCCGTGTCGATGCGCTTGATGAGCCAGACGTGGTAGGTGTCGTTGGCGATCGCGCCCGTGTCCAGCCCGCCCGCGCCGGAGCCGACGGCCCACGCCGCGTCCAGTTGCTTGGTGAGCGCCGCGGCGAGCACCAGGTCGTCCAGGTCGTCGCCGCTCCGCGTCCAGCCCGCGGCGATGTCGATATCGTTCGTCGGGTCCGTCCCGTTGTTCGAGAGTGTCAGGCCCTGGATCGTGCCGCGCTCGGTGCGCCAGGGCTTGCGCGTGAGTTGCAGCCAGTTGCCGGAGCCGAGCGAGTAGAACGCGAGCACGTCGTTGGCCTGGACGACGAGATCCCGAGCGTCCTGGAGGATCAGGCTCGTGCCGTTGTGCGTGAGCGTGAGGCCCGACTGGAAGCGCAAGAAGATCGTGACGCCGCTGTTCCGCGTCGAGAGCGCCGTCACGCCCGTCGAGCCCGTGACCAGGCACACGTTCCCGTCGGTCGGGATCGTCAGGCTCGCCGCCGAGGCGATGTTCGTGCCCTGGACGAGCTGGACCGGCGCCCCGCCCGCGCCGCCCGAGTGGGCGTGGCCGGAGGCGGCGAAGACGATGACGTTCTCGGCGAGGCTGGCGATGTTGTCGGCGTCGATGTTGCCGTTGTAGTCGTTGTAGAGCGTCGTCTCGTTCGACGTCACCTGCGCGGGGTCGATCACCGTGCCGGCGGTGTACGTGTAGGGGCGCGTGATGAGGGCCATCGCTACCCGCCGCCACGCTGGCGCATCATCGTGACCATGCCGGTCACGGCCTCGAGCAGCCCCGGAGTGTGCACGAAGAAGCTGGCGAGCGACTGGACGAGCATCCCGATCTCGCCGTGGGTCTTCAGCGCCGTCTGCGTCTCCAGGTCGCCCGCCACGGTGACGATCTGGACGAGCGCGGCGATGCGCGCCTGCTGCCGCTCAGCGTCGTGATACAGGAGCGTGCCCTCGTGCAGGTCGATCCGGCAGGCGAGCGCGGCGAGGTCGGCAGCCATCACGGCATCCTCGGGATGACGCGCACCTTGCGGGTGAAGTCCCGGAGCTTCCAGTCCGCCGCGACGTTGTGCGTCAATTGCAGCTGCACCGTGCGCCCGACGATCCGGCTCGTCCAGTTCAGCACGTCCTCGGTGAACGAGGAGCCGCCCCACAGATCCGTGCCCCAGAGCGCGGAGTTCCAGAGCGCGCCAGAGACGGACCACGAGAGCGTGTCGGACACGGTCGAGGCCCCGGCGTCCACCACCGCGGAGACGCCGACCGAGCCGGTCGCCTCCTTCAGATAGCCGAACGCGAAGCCGTTCCAGATCTTCTGCCGGAGCTTGTTGTCCGGCGCATCCTCCGTCACTTCCGCGAACTCCTTGGAGTGGATCTCGCCGACGACCGTATCGGCGCCGTCCTGATAGAGCGACTCCTGGTCGAGCTTCCAGACGGTGCCCGCCCCGTCCTGGCAACCGTAGAGCAGCAGGCCGTCCGCGGGGCCATCCAGGAGCACGAAGGCCAGGATCGCCAGGCCGTCGTGCGGGCCGTACCAGTCGATCGTGTCCTCCCCGGCGAGCACCGGCAAGAGGTCGCCCCAATACTGGAGCGTGTTCGTCGAGCCGCCCGTCGTGGCGAAGGCGAGCTTGTAGAACCCGTTGTGGTAGATCGCGCAGGCATCGACCAGCTGCGCCGAGGGGATCTTCAGGAGGTCCGGGTAGATGCGCAGGCCGACCTTCTCCGGGGGCCCCACCGAGCGGATCAGGTACACCATGCGGTCGGCGCCGAGGAACATGAGCCCGAGCGGGGTGTTGACCATCGTCTTCGGCGAGACGCACCCGATGGAGCCCGACACCTGCTCGAGCGTCGCAGTCACGTCGCCCGCCACGTAGTAGAGCTGCGTCTCGGTGCCGACCACGAGCATCTCGCGGAGCGCGTTGGCCTGCGTGCCGAAGGTCGCCTTGCCGAGCGCCGTGACCGGCTGATCGGCGCGCCAGAACTGCGTCGCGCCGATGACGCTGTCCGAGCCCACGTCGAAGTAGTAGATGTGCTGCGGGTTCGTGGCCGTGCGCGCGGTGACGAGGCGCTGACGGAAGATCTCGAGGAACTTGCCGTACTGCGCATCGGTCGCGCCGGCGCTCACGGACATGTCGGTGCGCGTGGCGAAGTCGCTGCTGATCTGGATCGCCACCGAGCCGTCGCCGGAGGCGGCGTAGACCTTGCCGAGCAGCGGCCAGTTACGGAAGTACCACTTGACGCTCGTCGGCAGCGCCGTCGGCCCGGTGATCTCGGCGAGCGTGCCCGCGCCGTCGTCGCCGACGTAGAGGCGGTCGGCCGTCGCCCGGTTGCCCGCGACGATCAGTTTGCGCGTCGCCGCCGTCCACGCGCGGATGCCGTTGTCGAAGCGGTTCACGCCGGACACGGCCGCCGCGTTGTACGCCGAGGAGCCGAGCCGCTTGGCGAGGATGCGCAGGCTCCCGCGGGGGGGGTAGTAGTTCCTGAGCTTGCGAAATCGGTTGTCCGCGATCTGCGTGGCCTCGGTGAAGAGATCCACGCCCGCGAGCCGCTCGGTGAGGACGACCGACTCGTTACGGGGCACGGCGGAAGCCGCCTGTCATCGCCACCTCGCGCGTCACGAGACCAGCGCGCGGGCGCCCGCGCAGGTCGCGAGCCACGGGCCGGCGCGCGCCGTCTTCGAGCCCCAGAACTTCGGTCGCCGTCCCGATCACCTCGAGCCTGGCGAAGTCCTCGGGCGACCACTGCCCGGCGGTCCAGTCCTCGACCGCGAGCGCCTTGATCTTCTCCGTCAGGGCGGCGAGCTGCTCCGGCCGCACGTTGGCCGCGCAGCGCCGACAGGCGGGCACGGAGTGGTGCTGGAGCGTGTTCAGCCGCAGCCCGAGCGTCGCGTACTCGGCGAGGATCATCGTGCGCCCCTCGGCACGGAGGACGACCGGGGTGCCGCAGCAGAGGCAGCGGACGCGGACCTCGGGCTCGGCCGTCACTCGTTCACCCCCATCGCCAGGAACACGCGCGGGTCGAGCGCCGACGGGTGCGTCACGCCTTCGTCCAGGAACACGCGCCGGCGGTAGGTGGGGAGCAGGCCGGGCAACTCGAGCCGATTGTCCCCGTAGAGGATCGCGTACTCCCGCGCGTAGCGTGTGTCGTCCTGGTGGAAGAGCTGCGCCACCTTGACGGNCTGCACGAGGATCTCGTCCGGCGCGTGCGAGGACCAGAGCGGCGTGTCGCCGACCGCGACGGCCGCCGGCAGCTGGTAGTAGTCCGCGCTCACCGTGTACGCCTGATCGGTCTTGGGGTAGACGTACCACGTCCCCGTCACGGGGTCCGCGACGATCCGCTGCGGCGGGCCCGTGGCCGTATTGCGGTCGCCCTTCGCGATGTAGGCCCGGTAGGTCCACTCGAAGAGCGTCACGATGGACCCGCCCGAGTCCGTGTAGCGCCCGCAGGAGCCGTCCTCGTGCTGGTAGGTGTCGAGAAGGGTGCTCGGCCAGTTGGCGGTGTTCGACACGCCCCCCGAGGCGAAGGCGATCGAGGCGGTCTGGCGCTGCCACGGGTACTTCCGCCGGTACTCCGCCTCCAGGAAGCGGTTGAGCCAGGCCAGGCGATGCGTCGCGCTGATCGACGTGTTGCCCGCCAGCTCCGCCGCCTGGTCGATGATCGACTGCGCGGTGGCCATCTACCCCGGGGCCTCCTGGGCGCCCGTCGCCGACACGACCTTCGCCCGCGCCAGTGCCTCGCGCACCTCGGCGTCCGTCACCTGCTCCACGGGTTTCCCGAGCCGCTTGGCGATCCGGCGACGCTTCTTGTCGAAGTGGAAGCGCTCCTGCGCGCTCTTCACCCGCCCCTGCCGCGCCTTGATCTCCTCCGAGGCGCGCGCGACCTCCTCGAGGATCTCGTCGTTGAGCGAGACCATGCGCGCCTGGGCCGGCAGACCCATCTGCACCTCGATCGCCTCCCAGATATCGGCCGCCGAGGCGCTCGCCGGCAGGTTCGCCTGCACGGTCACGGTCTCGGGCTGCTGCGTGGCGTTCGTCACCCGCTGGAGCGTCACGAGGTAGCGTGGGCGCTGCCGGTGGCGCCAGACGAGGAACAGGACCAGGACCACCGCCGTGGCGAAGAGCAGGAGCGTCTCGGCGATCATGCCCCCGTCACCATCCCGGGATGCTGGTTGCCCGAAATCTGCACCACGCGGTCCTGGTGGACCTTGGGGATGTGCTGATCGAGGTATTCCTGGTACGCCTTCTGGTCCGCGTACCGCACCTCGATCGCCACCGACTTCGGCAGCCGGTGCCGGCCAGGCGAGTAGCTGAGCTCCACGGCGTGCATGATGTCGCGGCCCTTCTCGTCCTGGCCGATGGGGTAGGCCGACGCGAAATGGATGCCGTTCTGCATGCGGAGGACCACCTCGACGAAGTCCTCGCCCCACTGCTTCGGCCAGTAGTTGAGGATCCGCCAGAGATCCTGCTCGCGCTCCGGCACGCCGGGCCGGGGCGGGTAGCGCGCGATCACCTTCGCCCACGGCAGCACCGCCAGAGTCTTGTTGCCCTTGGCGCGGTCGTAGACCTCGGCCGAGGGCCAGCCGAGGCGCACCCACGGCGGCAGCGCGTAGAAGTCGCGCGGCTCGTTTTTCGCGGCGTCGAAGCCGAGCTCGATGTGCTGGTCCATGATCGTGGCGAACGTCCGCTCGTCCGGGTAATGGAGCTGCTGCCAGAGGGGCGGGGAGCTTGCGCCCCCCGCCAGCCCGGCCGCAGCCCGCTCAGGGGCTGCCATACGTGACTCCTCTCAGGCGCCGGCCTAGTAGTTCGACGTGCACTCGATCCGGCGCAGGTAGTTGTTGTTGCAGATCACGGCCTTGAACATGAGCTTCCAGCCAGCCGAATGCCGCTGCGCGAGCTTGTCGCTGTCCGACGCGGTCGCCCGCACGGCGTAGGTCTGCAGCGACATGCCGTCGAGTGTCACGACCGCGAACGCTTCCTTCCCCATGACCCAGACGACGTGCGTCGTGACGCCCGTGGCCGCGATCGCGGGGTGCTGCGTGCCGGAGGTCGGCACCGTGGTGATGTCGTAGGTCGCGCCCGCCGCGTTGCCCGTGGACACCTGGTAGAGCGTGCCCGACACCGTGCCGGCGTAGACGTTGTAGGTGTAGCCCGTGGTCGAGGGCATCGTCACCCGGACCGC